ATATACTTCTCTGAAGATACAGTTAGAAAAGCATCTGAATTATTCTTTATAAAAAGTAAACATCAAAACTCTACATTTGAACATTCATTTGAATTATCTGATATGTCAGTTGTAGAATCTTGGCTAATAGAAGACCCTAAAAATGATAAAGCATCAGCTTATGGTTTTGACCTACCAAAAGGAACTTGGATGGTATCAATGAAAGTATTAAATGATGATGTATGGAAAGCAGTAAAAGAAGGAGAAGTAAAAGGATTTTCTATAGAAGGATATTTTGCTGATGGACTTGAAAGACCAAAAGAAAGCGTAGAAGAAAATGCTTGCTCTGAATGTTTAAGTGAACTTAATGCAGAGTTTGATCTTGCAGAAGTATTAGCAAGCTTAACTGAAGAAGTAGAGCTTGAATCTTATGGAGGTTATCCACAGTCTGCAAAGAACAATGCTAAAAGAGGTATTGCTTTAAACGAAAAAGTAAACAATAAATGTGCAACTCAAGTTGGTAAGGTTAGAGCAAGACAGCTTGAGAAAGGAGAGAAATTTACTCTACCTACATTAAAAAGAATATATTCTTATTTATCAAGAGCAGCTGCTTATTATGATCCAGGTAACAATGAAGCTTGTGGTACTATTTCATATTTATTATGGGGTGGTAAATCAATGCTTAACTGGACAACATCTAAACTAAAAGGACTTGATGCTATAGAAGCATCTTCAACAATTATAGATGGAAGAGCTGCCTATTCAACACAAGAAGAAGCAGAAAAAGCTGCTGAAGATATAGGTTGTTCAGGGTATCATACACACGAGTACGAAGGAGATGTATGGTATATGCCTTGTGAGGAACACAATCTAAAGCTTCCTTGCACAGAAGGATATGAGCAAATAGGAATGAAAGATAAAGATGGTAGAAAGGTTCCTAATTGTGTTCCAATAAAAAGATGAAAAGAAGAAAAAATGCAACATTAAGTTATTCTTCTCCAAGAAGTTCATCAAGAGCTTGTTTGTGTCCTGATGGTAGAACATATTCAATAAAATGCTGTGATGGAACATTAGAAGCACAAGGAATAGGAAGCATACATAGGACAACTAATTATTTATTACAAGAAAATATAGATTTCATATTACAAGAAGACAACAGTAAAATAAAATTATAATGGCAGATAAAAAAATATCCGAATTAAACGCAGTAACTGCATCTAATATAGATGGGACAGAAGTATTACCAATAGTAGATTCATCTGAAACAAAAAAAATAACTGCTTTAGAACTTCAACGTTATATTGTAAATCATTTAGAACCTACATCAGTTACAGTAAGCGTAGCAGGAGGAACTATTGATTTAGATGCTTCTACTTATGATGAAGCAGAGCTTATTGTGCTTTCTTGGTCTGGTTCAAATGGAACTATAGAACTCACTTTACCTGATGCAACAGCAACTAAAAATTTAAATAGAGTAATTAGAATTATATCTGATTCTACATTTACTACTTCAACACACGCAGATTTAACTCCTGTATCAGGACAAAATTTAGATGGTAGTTCAAGTGCTTACAGAATCAACAAAGCTTATGAGGGGATTATGGTTTGGTGTAATGGAACAGAATGGTTTGTAGTACAACAGAAAGCATAAAAATACAACAAAGTATTTAAAATCAGTAATAACTATAAATAAGAATCTTATGAAAGCAAGTGAAATTGTAACTAAAATCAAAGATGTTCTTTTATCAACTAATACAGAGGAAGAAGTAACTACTCCTGAAGTTGAATTAAAAGAAGAAGCTCCTAAAGCTAAAAAGAAAGAAGCTAAGAAGGAGATTAAAGAGGAAGCTCCTAAAGCAGAAGTTAGACAAGTATCCTACTCTGCAGAAGAATCAGCTGACGAACTACAAGAGGAAAACTACGAGGAGAATCCAGTAGAAGAAGCTCCTGCTGTAGAGTATGCTACTAAAGACGAAGTGTCAGAACTTAAGTCTATGGTAGAGAAATTAAGAGGTATGATTGAAGCTAAAGAAGAAGCTAAAGAAGAAGTTCCACAAGAACTATCTGCTGACGAGCCTGCTGAAGCAATTAATCATTCACCAGAAAACGAAGTAAGTGGAAAGATTGGTGTTAGGTTTGCTCCAAACGCAAATAGAAACACTACTTACAATAGAGTATTAAACGCAATAAGTAAATAATAATTAAATTAATTTAAAATGGCAACAACAACTAATATAAGTTCAAGTTACGCTGGTGAATTCGCTGGAAAATATATTTCTGCAGCTTTATTATCAGGTAAAACTTTAGCAGAAGGTAATATTACAGTAGTACCTAATGTTAAATATAAACAAGTAATGAAGAAAGTGGCAACAGATGGCATCGTAAAAAATGCAGTTTGTGATTTTGACCCAACATCAACACTTACTCTTACTGAAAGAATCTTACAACCAGAGGAGTTTCAAGTGAATCTTCAGTTATGTAAGGAAAATTTTAGAGACGACTGGGAAGCAGTACAAATGGGATATTCTGCATTTGACAACTTACCATCTAACTTCTCTGACTTTTTAATTGCTCACGTAGCAGATAAAGTAGCTCAAAGAATGGAAACTAACATCTGGACAGGTACTAACGCAACTGCTGGTCAGTTCGATGGTTTCATTACTACATTAGGTGCTGATGGTGACGTTAATGACGTAACAGGTACAGCTTCAACTGCAGCTAACATTATTACAGAGCTTGGTAAAATTGCTGACGCAATTCCATCTACAGTATATGGTTCAGAAGATATGACTATCTACTTACCTTCTAATATGTATAGAAACTACATTAGAGCATTAGGTGGATTTGGAGCTTCAGGATTAGGAGCAGCAGGTACAAACAATCAAGGTACACAGTGGTATAACAATGGTGCTGGTCTTCAGTTTGATGGTATTCAAATTGCATTAGCTCCAGGATTATCTGATAACGATGCTGTAGCAGCACAAAAATCAAACTTATTCTTTGGAACAGGTCTATTATCTGACCAAAACGAAGTTAAAGTAATTGATATGGCTGATCTTGATGGTTCTCAAAATGTGAGAGTTGTTATGAGATTTACTGCTGGTATTCAGCACGGAATTGGAGATGAAGTAGTATTATACGCTACATCATAATAAATAACTGTTTAACTTAAGAAAGGGTAGGTAAGCCTTGAGCCTACCACCCTTTTTTTATATAAAAAATAAAAATTATGGCTTGTGATTTATCATTAGGAAGAAAAGAACCTTGTAAAGATGTCGTTGGTGGAATAAAAAATGTTTATTTCGTTGACTACGGAGATTTAGGTTCTGTTACATTAACAAATGACGAAATTACCAATTTAACTAATTCAAGTACTGTAGTTTGCTACAAATACGAGTTAAAAGGTAATTCTTCATTAGAACAAACAGTAAACGCTTCAAGAGAAAACGGAACTACTTTTTATGAGCAAACATTAAATTTAACTCTTAAGAAATTATCTAAAGAAGATAACAAAGAATTAAAGTTATTAGCTTATGGAAGACCTCACGTTGTTGTTGAAGATTATAACGGTAATTGTATGATGGTTGGTCTTGAACACGGTGCAGATGTGTCAGGCGGTACAATTGTAACTGGTGCTGCAATGGGAGACTTAAGTGGATATACATTAACATTAACTGGTATGGAAACAACTCCAGCTAACTTTATGACTGTAGATTCTACTGATGCGTTATTCCCATTCAGTGAATTTGCTGGATTAACAGGAACTCCTGCAGCTACTATTACAGTAGGTAGCTAACTCTTAAACATAGAGGATTTTCTTAAACACAGAAAGGGGACTTTAATAGTCCTCTTTTTTTTTGAACAACATTAAGCTTTATAAGTTATATAGGTATGATAAGATTATCACCAACAACATCATCTCAAACAATTAGCATAATTCCAAGAGCTTACACTGTTGCAAGTGACTTATCTATGGTTATTATAGAAGACGGTACAAGAAAAACTCAAACTATAACAGATATTACTTCAAGTCTTTCATCAGATGGTAATTACTTGCAGATGTCTGTGGCTTTTAGTATTTTAACAGCTGAAAACAGCTATTCTTTTGAGTTAAAACAAGGAAGTACATTACTCTATAGAGGTAAAGGTTATTGTACTTCTCAAACAGATAATACAACAGATCATACATTAAATAGTAATAAGTATGACCAATATACAGGGACAGATACAGATAGCCAAAAATATATCGTAATATGAGCAAAGTAAAAGTAATAAACCTATCAGGGTACGAGGTGCCAAGCATAAAAGAATCAACCAGATATGATTGGGTTGAATATGGTGACAATAATAACTATTTTGGAGACATTATAGATAGATATACTGGGAGTCCAACAAACTCAAGATGTATTAATGGTATCACAGATTTAATTTATGGTAGAGGATTAGACGCAACAGATTCAGAAGATAATTCTGTTCAGTTTGGTCAAATGCAACAAATACTAAAAGATGTAGATGTAAGAAGAATTACAGGAGACTTAAAACTTTTAGGTCAAGCATCTATACAAGTTGTATATAATAAAAGGAAAACAAAGATAATGCAGTTAAAGCATTTTCCTACTGAAACATTAAGAGCAGAGAAAGCAAAAGACGGTAAAATAAAAGCATATTACTATCATCCTAAATGGAGTGAAATAAAGCCTTCTGATAAGCCTAAAAGAATACCAGCATTTAAGTTTGGTAAAAAAAGTGAAAACGTAGAGATATACTGTATAAAGCCTTATAGAGCAGGTTTCTATTATTATTCTCCAGTTGATTATCAAGGATGTTTACAGTATTGTAATTTAGAGGAAGAAGTATCTAATTATCATATTAATAATATACAGAATGGACTGCAGCCTTCTTTACTGTTAAACTTTAACAATGGTATTCCAGGTGATGAAGCACAAGAGATTATAGAAAGAAAGATATATGAAAAGTTTAGCGGAAGTAGTAATGCAGGTAGATTTATATTAGCCTTTAATGATAATGCAGAAAACCAATCAACTGTTGAACCTATTCATCTACCAGATGCTCACGCACAATATGACTTTTTAGCTAAAGAATCAAGAGAGAAGATAATGATTGGTCACGGTGTTGTATCTCCAATATTACTTGGTATTAAAGATAATACTGGTTTTGGTAATAATGCAGAAGAATTAAGAACTGCAAGTGTTTTAATGGATAACATTGTAATTCGCCCATTCCAGACCCAACTAATCAACTCATTTAATGAGCTGTTATCGTTTAATGGTATAAACCTTAATCTTTACTTTGTTACTCTACAACCAATTGAGTTCACAGAACTTGATAATATTGAAACAAAGATTAAAAGAGAAGAAGAGACTGGTGAAAAGTTGTCAAGTCAAGAAAAAGAAGACTTTACAGATGAAGAAGGTGATGACATCTTATCACAATTAGAGTCTTTAGGGGAAAAGATTGATGACAGTGACTGGGAACTTGTTCATACAGAAAAAGTAGAAGACACAGAAGCAGAATTTGACTTTACTAAACTTGCAGAAGTATCAAAAGATGATGCTAAACCTAATAAGAAGTCTTCACAAGACAATTCAACATATAAGGTTCGCTACTCTTATGGTCCTGTAAGAAATTCTGCTAACAGCAGACGTTTTTGTCAAAGAATGGAACTGTTAACAGGTCAAAATTTAGTATTTAGAAAAGAAGATATAAATATGATGTCTTTTAGAGGTATAAATAAAGAATTAGGTCATAAAGGACAGAATTATTCATTATTTAAGTTTAAAGGAGGTGTAAATTGTCATCACTATTGGGAAATGAAGGTGTATAAGAGAAGAGTTAATGATAATAACCTTGTTAGTGAGTCAGAAGCAATAAAAGATGGCTTAAAAGAGCCTAAAAACCCTTCAGAGGTATCAGTTGCACCTAAAAATATGCCTAATAACGGACATCATCCAAATTATAAGAAATGAAAGCATTATTTATAACATTAGAAGAATTAAAAAGAAAGTCTATAATAGATGGAAATGTAGATACTGATAAACTAATACAGTTTGTTGAAGTAGCACAAGATACTTATATACAAACGCAATTAGGTACAGCTTTATATAATAAATTACAATCAGATGTAGTTAACAGTTCTTTATCTGGAGATTATTCAACTCTTGTAAATACATATTTAAAGCCAATGCTTATTTGGTTTAGCCAATCAGAATATATGAAATATGCAGCTTTTCAAATTAGCAATGGAGGTGTATTTAAACATAGATCAGAAAACAGTGATTCAGCATCATTAGAAGAAATAAACAATCTGGTACATCAAGCTAAATCTACTGCAGACTTCTATACACAAAGGTTTATTGACTATATGGATTCAAATAGTGAATTGTATCCAGAATATATAGGCTCACAAGATGGAGGTATGTATCCAGAAAGAGATCAAAATATGACAGGATGGGTACTATAAAAAAGAAGAAAACATATAAGCCTAAGAAAGAGAACGAAATTAAATTAAAGAGTTATATAGAAAAGATAAAAAATGTCATTCGGATCAATATATGATGAAAGTTGGTGGGGAAATGATAGTGAATCTAATAATTGGGGAATAATTTATTCAGTATAAGAAAATGGGATTTGGTTCAGTATATAGTGTAAGTTGGTTTGGGAACGTTAATGAAGCGAATGGATGGGGTATAGTATATCCTTTTGATGCAGATGGTTCTTATTTAACAGTAGATACGACATTATTTAGTGCAGATAGCACAACTTTAACAGCAGACGCAACAGTATATTAAAATAAAATAAAATGGCAAAACAAACAATAAATATAGGTACTTCAGCGAATGATGGGACAGGTGACCCATTAAGAAGTGCTATGGATAAGACAAATGATAACTTTACAGAGTTATATAATGGTGCTGGTGGTGTTGCTGATGGAGCAGTTACTACAGCAAAATTAGCAGCAGATGCTGTAGATTCAGATAAAATAGCTGATGGAGCTATTGATTCAGTTCACATAGCAGATGACCAAATTACTTATGCTAAATTAGCAGATGAGTTTACAGAGATAGAAGCGTTATCAGGCACTACTGTTAATTGGGATGATGCAACAGTTTTTACTAAAACATTAAGTGCAAATACAACATTGACATTTAGTAATGCAAAGACAGGAATGGTAATAGACCTTGTAATAACAGGAGACTATACGTTAACATTACCAACAAGTGTAAAAGAAATAACAGGTACTTATGATGGAACAGTATCAAATTTAATTCAAATAGTAAGTACTAACGGCAACACTGAACAGTGGGCAACAATTAGTCAAGAAGCAACAAGTTAATTATGAAAGCAGTAAACAACAACGGAATTATCACAACGTACCCAGATGTACCAAACAAATTTAGGTCTTCAACAGGTTATCACCTAAACGCAAAAAGTATGACAGCAGACGAACTTCGCAATGCTGGATTATTTGATGTAATCATAGACGAAAGTTATGACTCAAGAATACATACTTTAGGTGAGATTTATTGGGACACACAAGCAACAGTATTTAGAAAAGATACTGAAGATATAACTTGGAGTGAATCATTATCAGAATTAAAAGAAAAAGCAATCAATAATTTTAAAGCACAAATAGGAAACGAACTTGCAAAGACTGACTGGTATATAATTAGAGAAGCAGATAATGGAGCAGATGTACCAGCAGATGTTGTAGATGCAAGAGTAGCTTTAAGAGAATTATCAGAGACAGTTGAATCAGAAATTGATGCATTAACTACTAAAAAGAAAGTTAAGACATACGATTTCCCTAATATAGATTAAATATGGCTGTAAATAAAAGGCTATTACAAGGACCTACAGTATCTGGAGGGTTAGTGCCAAGTGAAAACTTTAAGGTGGTTACTTTTACTGGAGATGGTACCTCATCAAAATTTATTGAAGTTGGTTTTACTCCTGATTTTGTTTGGATAAAAGGCAGAAATGCAAGTAGTGAACATAAAACAATAGATTCATCAAGAACTGCAGGTTGTTTACTATATACAAACCTGACTAATGCTGAAGATTGTAATTCCTCACACGCAGTAATTGAAACAAATGGTTTTAATGTTAAGGGCAATCCTAATGTTAATGGTAGAGAATATGTAGCTTGGTGTTGGAAAGCAAACGGAGGAACTACGAGCAGCAATACTGATGGGGATATTACAAGTACAGTACAAGCAAATACAGATGCAGGATTTTCAATTGTACAATATGATGGTGATGGACAAAATGGACAAACTGTAGGGCATAGTTTAAGTTCGGAACCTGAAGTAATAATTATTAAAAGCAAAACTTTTGCTTCACATTGGCCTGTATATCATAAGTACAACACAGGCTCAAGTGGGTATCCTGAACACGAATATGTAACACTTAACTCAAGTAACGCCACATCTACTACTTCAGTATATTGGGGTAATACTCAACCTACATCAAGTGTATTTAGTATAGGTACAGATACAGATGTAAATAAATCGGGTGAAACAAATATTGCTTATTGTTTCCATTCAGTAGATGGCTTTTCAAAGTTTGGCTCATACATAGGAAATGGTTCTGCTAATGGACCGATTGTAGAAACAGGATTTGAACCTGCATTTATAATGGTTAAAAGAACTGATGCAAGTGATAATTGGTTAATATTTGATAATAAAAGAAGTCCTTCTGACCCAAGAAATTTAGCATTAATTCCTAATAGTTCATCAGCTGAACTAACAGGAAATTTAGGTGATGGATTTAGTTTTTTGAGCAATGGTTTTAAAGTAGTTAGTTCTGATGGTGGACTTAATGATAATGGAGGTACATATATCTATATGGCATTTGCAGCAGATCCTGACACAGAAGCACCAACACTTGCAGATAGTTTTGCAGTAAAAACTTATACAGGTAATAGTGGTACACAAAGCATTACAGGTTTAGATTTTAGTCCAAATTTAGTTTGGATAAAAGAAAGAGGA